CCGATCACCGAGGCAGAGTGCAAGAAATGGCGGGGGTTGTTCCCTGCCCTGAATCTGGATGTGGAGCTAGAGAAAATGCGAATTTATCTGGAGTCCGCACCGAAGTCCAAAGTGCCGAAGGCCAGCTTGCCCCGCTTTGCTATGAACTGGTTGCAGCGGGCCAGTAAGGACGCGGCCAAGGATCAGCCTATTGCTGATCGTGAACGGCGACGGCTTGAGCAACGCAACAAGGAAGCCCAGGCGCAGATGGCGGCCCTGGCAAACACGAAGCAGGCCAGCGCGTCTACGATTAAAAAGGCGCGGGGTGATTTGGCCCAGATATTCGACCGAAAGGCGGCGTTGTGATGCGACTGCCAGACCACTACAGCCAGGGAACCACCGAGACATCACGGCAGGCCCATGCCAGCACCAACCGCCAGACCCAGCGCTATGCGGTGCTGGCCTGGTGGGATGGTCAGGGTGACGGGGCCACGTTGCGGGAAGCCGCTGATGCCATCCAGTGGAAAGGCCACCAGATTTCCTACGGGGCGTTATCAGCGCGGTTCGAGGAACTGCGGGCCGAAGGTCATTTGCGGCGGCGAATGTTCCGGCCACCGCTGGGCATGGGCGAGCAACGCCGGAACCCATCAGGCCGGATGGCCTACATTTACGACGCCATGAGTGACGGCGCGGCTGTTGCGATTGCTGCGGTGGAATACCAGCAGCAGATTGGCATCGAACGCGGCCAGCTTTGCCCAACCTGCCGGGGCCGTGGATACATCCGCAGCGACGTGACCGAACACGATGGACCAGGACAGGCCATTCAACCGGAGTTGTGGTGACGAGGAAGCGTTGGTCTACGGCCCTGGCACGGCGGCTGCTTGTCGGCCTGGTGTGCGCGGGCGTCGTATTGACGCAAAGTGCCAGCGTGCTGGCTGATGATGAACCCTGGTGGTGGTGGTCCCATGCCAGTGCCTACGGGTCTGAATCGGTCTGGGATGGCGGGTACTGGTCGGATGAGCAGTGGAAATGGACGGGGTACTACGGCCATAGGACCAGCTTCGGCTGGAACTGTGCCACCCCAGAGATGCGAAAGCCCGACTCCCCGTATTACGAATGGGCGGTGATGACCCCTGATTCCTACGGCGTGGCCTCACGAGACCCTGCCCTGTTAGGCACGTGGGTGGAGATGCGGATTCAGCAGCCCGATGGATCGTACGGACCCTTTCGGCTGCTTCCGGTGATCGACGCGGGGCCATTCGGCGTGTGGTGGAACTGGGATCTCATGGAGCCGGTGATTCTGCGGGAGGGCTGGGGTGCGGCGGCCCCATCCAGATACGGCGATAGGTCGGGTCCGTATTTCGGCAGGGCTGACGTGATGGTGAGGATGCGCCCAGATCTCGGGCGCTTCTGCCCTGCATGGGGCTATCACGATGAGCCGCCCCGTGGATGACCTGGATGACCGATTGGCCGATGCCGGAATCAGTGCCATTAAGATCGACGGGTACGATGCAGCCACCCTGGGCTATGCCGACTCAGGCGATGGTCACGCTTTGGTCTACAGCTACTGGCGATGTCTGGAAGTCCTGATGGAATCGAACGGCTGGTCCTACGATGACGCGGTTGATTATTTCGAGTTCAACGTGATGGGTTCGTTGCAAAGCTATGAAGGCTTGCCAGACCCGATCATGGTGCATGACAAACACTGGCCGTAAAAGCCGCACGATAAGTTCCCCTATTAAAAAAGTCGGATTTGTGCTGTAGATAGGTTGACAGAGTGCAAACTAGATTTGTATGGTTAGGGCATCAGTTAGTGGATAGGACATCAGACATGGCAAACCAGACCGCGACAGAGACCACGACGGCCACACTGATTGGCAAGATTCAAGAGCAAGCGGATCAAATCGCAAGCATGGCAGTTGAAAATGCAAGGCTCAAGCGGGTAGAAGAAAATTACGACGAATTGCGGGAAGTCGTTAGCGAGACGTTGCACAAATTGTGCGAGACCCAAAATCGACAGACGGATGATGCCATTACAGCCCAAGTTAAGAAATGGGAAGACCGCTAATGGCAAACCAGTAAGCCGAAAGCCCTTCGGGGCTTTGCGGGAACTGCCCAACCCGCACTGATGAGGCAGGGCTAGTTGATAGGGGGTCAGACATGGGCCATGAGACGTATCGGAAACAGTGGCAGAAGCAATGGTTGGGAACACGGCAAACAAGCAAGGCATCATGTGGGAAATGCGGAAGCCGAGTCGATTGCGAGGCTGACGAATTAGCAGAGATCGTAGACTTCGACAATGCTCCCTGCCTTATGCACGCCGATTGTGCGATTGCCACTATTAACGAAGGATCTGGTGAGTTTGTCTTTTTGCACGGTGGGATACAGATTTATGGGGAACGGCTGATCTAACAGGAACCACGCCAGCCGAAACGCCGCAAGGCGTCTGCGGGAACTGCCCAACCCGCACTATGAGGCAGGGCTAGTTGATAGGAACAGGAGTTGGGAATGGCAAACTGGATATTCAAGAGAACGCGGAGGGGTTCGGCAGTGCTTCCATTGCCGCACCTTATGAAAGATCCTGAGTACCTCCGCGTGAGGCGTCAGCAGAAGAAAAAGCGGCTCGGCCCCGATAAGGATTACGGCCTGTTCGTTGCCGAAAATACGCAGGTCGTGGGCGAGTATGCAAACCGCTATGACGTATCAATCGGCGGCGAGGGCTTCTGCGTAGGGGATAGGGCCGAGGGCCGTAAGGTCATGCGCGAAATGCGGCCTGAAGACGAGGCGGCTATCCGCAGGGTCCAAACACAGATCAAGACCCTGGGTGAGCAGCTTCAGGATATGAAGGACGAGGCATTCCGCAACGGGCGAACCATCCCGTTGGCCGACCTGGAGGCGCTCGTGATTGACAGGGATGCCACAGGTAGACAGTAACCCGCCCGCCATTCTTGGCCCCCCTGGGAAACTGGGGGGGCTTTTCTTATTCCAGCCACGTAGAGGCCACGAGGATGCCCATACAGGCGATATCACAACATGAGGGACACATTGCTCGTGCATCGGTACAATCACGTAAAGCGGACAAAATACGACAGATAAAAAAGAAGGGCCGATGAACGTACAGGATCGCGTGACCGAGATGCGGCTGGTTCCGGCTGATCAACTGATAGCGAATCCGGCCAACTGGCGCAGGCATCCGCAGGCCCAGCAACGGGCGCTGGCTGCCGTGCTGGATGAGGTTGGCTTCGCCGGCGCGGTCATAGCCCGTGAGGATGAGGATGGCGGGCTGGTCATAATCGACGGCCATGCCAGGGCCGAGATGGTAGGAGAAGCCACGGTGCCGGTGCTGGTTACTGACCTGACCGAAGCCGAGGCCGACGTGGTGCTGGCAACCTATGACCCCATCGGGGCAATGGCACAGAAAGACCACGAGGCATTCGCAACGCTGGCCGCACGCATCGACACCGCCAACGAGACGCTGCTGGGATTGCTGGGGCGCACGAAGGACGGTGAAATTGATCCCGATGAAGTGCCGGATGTGCCAGAGGAAGCGCAGTCGATAACCGGCGTGGTCTACGAGTTAGGGCCACATCGGGTGATGTGCGGGGACGCGACCAGCGCGGCAGATGTGGCGGCGCTGCTGGGCGGCGAGGTGCCGAACCTGATGGTGACCGACCCGCCGTACGGCGTGGAGTACGATCCGGCATGGCGAGCAGCAGCGGGCTTCGGGGGTAAACGCCTCGGGGGGGTTACAAACGACGATAGGGCCGATTGGGGCGAAGCGTGGAGGCTTAGTCCGTCAGTCGTTGCATACGTTTGGCACGGTGGTCGATTTGCGGGGGACGTGCAGACCAATATGGAAGCCGCTGACTTTGAAATTAGAAACCAGGTGATCTGGTCCAAGCCACACTTTCCCATCGGGCGCGGGCATTACCACTGGCGGCATGAGCCATGTTGGTATGCCGTCAAACGCGGCAGCACCGCACATTGGATCGGGGATCGGCGGCAAACCACAATCTGGGAGATTACGCTGGATGTGAATGTGGAAGGCGGTCACAGCACCCAGAAGCCTGTCGAGTGCATGGCGAAGCCGATCCGCAACCACGAAGGCGATGTCTATGATCCATTCCTTGGTTCCGGCACCACGCTGATCGCCGCCGAGCAAACAGGCCGCACCTGTTACGGCATGGAGATCGAGCCGCGATACGTGGACGTGATCCGGCAGCGGTATGCGGACTTTGTGGGCGATCCGAGTCTGGCTCCTGATGGCTGAACGTAGAGGCGGCAGGTCTGCCAATGACCGATCAGCGGGCAAGTGGAAGCGCCCGTTCCTTGCGGCGTATGCCAACAGCGGCAACATGCGGGCGTCCACGCTGGCGGCGCAGGTCAGTCGGGGCCACGTGTATCTCACGCTTCAGAAGGATGAGATGTTCAGGGCTGACTTCGATAGCGCGAAAGAGGAAGCCATTGAACTGCTCGAAGCCACGCTGCGGGCGCAAGCCCTGAGCGGAAACACCACGGCGCTGATATTCCTGCTCAAGTGCCTGGACCCCGAGACCTACAACGAACGGTTCCAGATCACGGGGCCGCGTTCGGGGCCGGTGGAACTGGTCGCCACCATGAAACTGTCCGACAACGAATGAACCGCACGGCGCTGGTTCGGGCCACCCAGGTGGACCAGGTAACCGCGCCGCAGAAACCGTGGGTTCGGCCCGAGAAATTGTATGCGGCGCAGGAGCAGGCCATCTTCAGTGATGAGCGGATTGTGTGCATCGAGGCCAGCACCAAGTCAGGCAAGACCGTGGGCTGCCTGGCATGGCTGACCGAGCAGGCCATGAACACTGGGCGCACCGGCTTTGCGTTCTGGTGGATAGCCCCGATCTATTCGCAGGCCCGCATCGCCTTTGAGCGGTTCAAGCGATACATTGACCGGAGCTTCTGGGATGCCAATGATTCCGAAATGCGGATCACCCTGGGCAATGGTTCAGCCATCTGGTTCAAGTCAGCCGAGAAACCTGATGCCCTGTACGGTGAAGACGTGCAAGCCGCCGTGATTGATGAGGCCAGCCGAGTACGTGAGGCAAGCTGGCACGCGGTACGCACCACCCTGACGGCTACGCACGGCCCTATCCGCATCATCGGCAATGTGAAGGGGCGCAGGAACTGGTTCTACAAACTGAGCCGACGGGCTGAGGCTGGGGAGAAGGGCTACAGCTACAGCCGACTCACGGCGTATGACGCAGTGGCGGCGGGCGTGTTGCAGCCGGATGACGTGAACCAGGCCCGCACTGATCTGCCAGCCCATGTGTTCCAGGAACTCTATGAGGCCATGCCAACCGTAGACACCGGCAACCCGTTCGGTGATGAACATATACAGGCGTGTACGCTCGACACCGAGCAGGCGTGGTCGAGTTGGGATGGGGATGGGGAACCGATAGCCTGGGGCTGGGACTTAGCCAAGAGTGTGGACTGGACGGTGGGCATCGGCCTCGATGAACACGGGACCGTCTGCCGCCTGCGCCGGTTCCAGCATCCCTGGATGCAGACCATTGACGTGGTACGCCGTGAAACCGCCAACGTATCAGCGCTGGTGGATAGCACGGGTGTGGGTGACCCAGTGCTTGAGGCGTTACAACAGCCGTGGCGTGATGGTGACGTAACGTATTTGGGGCGTAACTTTGAAGGCGTCAAGTTCAGCAGCAGTTCCAAGCAGCAGATGTTCGAGGGTCTGGCTGTCGCGATCCAGCAACAGGCCATCCAGTTCCCACCAGGGGCCATCACGAGTGAGCTTGAGCAGTTCGAGTTTCTATACACCAGAACCGGCACACGATATGCTGCCCCTGACGGGGCGCACGATGACTGCGTGGATTCGCTGGCCCTGGCCGTGTCACGGTGGCGACATCCACCACAGAGATGGGGAGCCGTCTGATCGGATTCTGGGAAGCCGTAGGACTCAAGAAGTTCTTCACGAATGCCGACACCGAGGGGGCTGGTTCGCTGCTGCCCCAGACCCGATTGAACTACCAGGCCAGCTATAACAGCGAGGCCGCGCTACTCAAGAACTCCATCGTGGGCGGTTGCGTCAACTGGATGGCGCGAACATTCCCGGAAGCTGACCTGAGTGTGCGCCGATATGACGAGACAACCCAGCAAACGGTGGCGGTGCCTGACCATCCCCTGCGGGTGTTACTGAACCGCCCGAACCCGCACTTCTCGGGCCGGTTGTTACGGATGGCGTTGTGTACGGATTTTACCGTCACGGGTAATGCGTTTTTGATAAAGGTGCGTTCGGCTGACGGTAGTGTAGTGCAACTCTGGTGGGCGCCCAGCAGCACGCTGACCCCGGCCACCACATCCCGACAACACCAGCGCGGCTACGGGTCCGATGAAGAGAACGCCTTCATCAGTCACTATGACTACAGCGTCGGATCGGGCGCATCAACCCAGCTACCCGTAGAGGATGTGATTCATTTCCGCTACGGCATCAGCCCCGACGATACGAGGATGGGCCGAAGCCCATTGGCTTCAGTGTTCCGAGAACTGTTCACCGACGATGAGGCCGCCAACTTTACGGCGGCGCTGCTCAGGAACTCGGCCATCCCTGGTGTCGTGCTGGCCCCAGGTGAGGGCGTGGGCGCAGTCAATGAAGAAGACCTGAACCAGATACGTGACCGATGGGGCGACCAGTTCGGCGGCGACAACCGAGGGCGGCTGATGATCATGC